TGACGGGACGCAGATCTTTGAGGGGTTCGAGGTGCAGACCGCGACGGGGATCGTGTTCAGGACGACGACGGCCACCACGATCTCCGGGGCTCTTGCCCGGGCCGATATCGAGGCAGTCGACGCCGGGGTTGCCGGGAATGTCGGCGCCGGAGCGATCTCCCGGATGGTCCGCCCGCAGGCAGGGGTTACCGGCGTAACCAACCTTGATCCCACCTCGGGTGGTCGGGACGCCGAAACTGACGCGCAGCTCAGGGAGCGGTACGTCCGCAGCGTCTCAAAACCCGGCGGAGCTTCCGCTGCGGCAATCGAGGCGGCGCTGCTCGACATCGAAGGGGTGCTCGATGCAGAGGTCCGGCAGAATGTCACCCTGGAAATCGACCCGGCAACCGGGATCCCGCCGAAGGCCATCGCGCCGATTGTGTGGGGTGGCGACGCCGATGGGATCGTGGAGACGCTATATGCGGTGAAGCCGGCGGGGATCCAGTGCTGGGGAGAGGACGAGGTGCACGAGATCACTGATAGCCGCGGAGTTACGCACACGATCGGGTTCAACCGCCCGGACCTCGTGACAGTCAACGTCAGCGCCACGCTGACAGTGGATACGGCCATCTTCCCGCCAGACGGGGACCCCCTGGTCGCTGCGGCGATCGAGGGGTATCTCTCCGGGCTTGCTCTCGGCGAGGACGTGATCTATACCCGGATCATCTCCCGGATCCATAGTGTCCCCGGGATCATCGATATCCCAACGCTGACGGTGAATGGGGGAACAGGGAACATCGCAATTGCCAAGACCGCGGTAGCCGTGCCCGGGACTATAACGGTGACATCGCCATGACCGTCGAAGACCAGATCACCCGGTTGCCTGACGCCTATGCCAAGGCCCCTGACAGCGTAAACTACCGGATCTTGCACCTCGACGCGGCGGACCGGGACGAGATGCGAGCGGCACTCGACCGGGTCCGGGCCTGGCGCTCGTTAGACCACGCAGAAGGGGCGGCGCTCGATATGATCGGGCGCGACCTTGACCTACCCCGGGGCGGGATGAGCGATATCGAGTATCGCCGCCGGCTCCGGTTGAGGGTCGCGACCATCCTCTCCAGCGGAGAGATCGAGCGGTTCAACGAGATCCTGGATGCGCTCATGGGCCGGGCGTTCATCGGTCTCCAGGAGGGGTGGACCGACGTCGCGGTATGGGACTACCACTTCGACGGGAGCCTTCGCTTCAACGCAGAGGTTCAGGTCTTCGACGCCGGCGACCCCTGCCCCCTCGGACCTCCGGAGCCGGCCGCGGTCATCGTCCGCTGTGATCTGGATGCCCTCTATGAGGATATCCAGGCGGCGTTCGACCGGGCCGGGACCTCGTATCGGGCTGAGGGCATCCTCGCGTCGATAGCGGACCTGGTCGCGGTCGCGGCAGAGGTAGCCGCCGGCGGGGTGCGGGTGAAATGGTTCCCGATACTCCAGGCCGCTCTGGACGCGATCTCTGTGGTGCAGGTCGCCCATCCGCACCTGACGCTCGGGACCGTGCGATCTCATCTGTATGATGGGTCATACACCTTCGACGGCTCGACCTCTTTTGACGGTGGATACTCTGCGCTCCGGGTCGAGCACGAGGAGTCCCTCGCGGCCGATCACCAGATCGCCATCGCACCGGAACACCGGTTCGAGGGGCTGGCACGGTTCAACGGATGGGAGCTGTTCGATGCGTCCCGGGAGATCGCCGTACATGATCCGCGCCTGGTCCTCCAGGTGCCCGGGGATACGGCGGTCGGGGTCGAGCAGGCAGCAGCGGCGACGGATACGCTAGGTCCGACGATGCCCCGGTTCACGGGGAGCCTCTTGTTTGTCGGGGACCGGCGGTTCGATGGTTACACGGCGCTGCGGGCAGAGCACGGCACCGTCGAGAGTGTCGAGCACCAGGCAGCCTGCGGACCAGTGAGCCGGTTCGATATGAGCCTCCCCTTCGCTGGAGGGCTCGGGTTCAACGGGCTCCGGGGGTTGGTGGTGCACGATGTGACAATTACTGAGGTGACAGCATGAGGACAGAGATTAAACCGCGTTTCTCGATGGAATTGCGGGTTGTGAAGCGCAACGAACAGAATTCAGAGGAAGAGAACCATGACAGAGATCATCACGACGACTAAGGTGGGCCGGGCAAAGTTCGCTGCGGCGCACCAGACTGGCATCCTGCCGCGGATCACGCACCTGGCGTTCGGGAACGGCGGGCACGACGCCGGCGGAAACCCGATCGCAGTAGACGACAACCGGACGACTGTTCCGGGACAGTTCGGGACCCTCCGGCCGGTCTCCAGTGTGACGGCAAACGGGATGGTCTGCACGATCGTCGGCCGGCTGGATTACGCTCACGAGGTCGGGCAGATCGTCTCGACCTGCGGGCTGATTGACGCCGACGGAGATCTTGTCGCGTACAAGAACTTCAGTCCGAAGTCAAAGGACGCCGACACCCGGTTTGAAGTGCAGTGGATTGAACAATTTTGAGGAGGTTTTACCATGATTGAACGATTAGAAGACATTTTGACAACCGATCCGGTGCATGCGGATCTGATGAACGCCAAAATCATCAATCCGGTCAACCGGTTGGTCGACTTCGTGAAACGCCCCTATTCTGGGGATGTCATCGGGTTTGAGTGGGACGCATCTTCCACCAGTCCGGTGCTCCGCAGGATCGACGGAGGAGGCCGATATATCACCAGCCTGCCGAGTGACTACTTCGACAAGCACCGGATCTTCGACCGGCGCCGCTGCACCCGGGATCGGGCGACCGGGGAGATAACGCTCTCTCCCAATGGCCGGGGGGACGGGCTGGTGCTCGATGGCACCGCCGGCGATGTGCTGGTCCGGAAGCCGAAGTACTACCACAAGTTTGAGTGTCGGTACCCCTACTTCCGGCACTGGTTCTCCGCAGAGCCGCACGTCGGGTTCACCCTGTGGCCTGCGTTCATGCAGCGCGGCGACCCGCTGACCCCGTCGGCGACGGACTACCTGTATTCCGGGGGCTACGAGGCGTATGGGTATGTTGATGACGGC